GAATCGCCCACGGAAATTTAACTAAAACGGTAAGTCGTTTTCATCGTCATCGTTTGCTAGATCAGCTAACGATTCGCTGTTGCTTTCTTCTATTACCTCTGACTTAACAACGTCTGATTCGTTGCCTTCTTGTACAGCTGCTTTGTGTTCAAAGCTGTCTTCGATGTCTTTTTGTAGCCATTCTTGAAAACCTACAAATACATCACACATGGCTTTGGTTTCATCAGAAGACTTGCCTCTAAACTCATCGTTGTAAACGTCCAGATCAAACAAGACCTGTTCGTTCTTAGTAGCTACTTTTTGTACACCGCCTTCAGGGTAACGTATGCCTATGATCTTTTCATTGCCACCTGATGTGTGTCCAACTTCTATGTCTCCCGAACAACCCAACAGATTGCTTATATCAAAGCCAGCTTCTTCTTCCTCTGTAAAATTTTTGTTTCTCCACGACTCCAAGTGTTTTCTTAAAGATGCCATCGTTGACAATGACGCTGTGTACGTCTGGCTGACAGAAAAAGGTCTGCCGTCTGCCATCATTTCACTGGTGGTTTCAAAAGTTATTCTGACTTGTTTCTTCTTAGAAACCTTGCCTTCGTACTCCTGATTTGTGGTACCCATGTCTACTATTTGATAGCAGATTGCTGCGTATCTTCCTTTGTCTAGCTTTTCAAAATCGCCAGTACTTTTTATTGTTAAGCTCATAATGTCTCCTAATTGTGTTTGCTAAGTTAAATAAAATCTTGTACTATTTTACATACTTTACCAAAAACCACAACGACCAAAATAAAAAGAGATAATTGATGTCACTTAAAATAACACGACCAACCAAGAATTTTGATAGACCTTTAACAGTAGATTACCAAGTAGAATTCACTAACTTTCTTAGTGACAATGGCTTGGAACCAGAACCACAGAAGGGCTTAGTCGCTGACGGCACTATTGGTCGTGCTTACATCAATGTTGGCGGCAAAAGGAAGCTCGTAGGGTGGTATCAGTTGTGGCTCGATCAGTCTGTGCCTTATGGCAGACTGGGTGATTATCGAGTCTCGGCTGATTCTCCTACTGCTATTTGGAAACCAGAAAACAGGAAAAGGCAGACCCTTACTAAAGACGAACGGCAAGAAATAGCCGATCTACAGAAGCAAGCAGAGGTCAAACAACAGGAGAAGTACAGCAAAGCAGCTAAGAGGGCACAGAGCCTATGGGATGAAGCCCTACCGTGTGAAAAGCATCCGTACTTAGAAAAGAAACAGGTGTTGTCTTACGGTTTAAAGGTCAACGCATCAGGACAGCTGGTTATACCTTTGTACGACAAACAAATGACGGTGGTAGGTTTGCAATACATAGCACAGGACGGCTCGAAGAAATTTCTTACTGGTTCTAAGAAAAGCGGTAGCTTTTTTATTCTGGGCAAAGAGATATTGAAAACCAGCGACATAATTAACTACGCAGAAGGCTATGCCACCGCAGCGAGTGTCTACGCTGATTACTCACAGCCTGTCATCGTGGCATTTGACGCTTACAATCTAACGCCTGTTGCAGAGGTCATGTTTGAATTTTTTAACAAAAAAAAGCACATCTTTATAGCGGACAATGACGACTCCAAGACAGGTGAGAAGGAAGCAAGCAAAGCCTGTCAAACCATACTTAAAAACAAAGGCCACGCAGAGGTTTTAATGCCTCAGAGCAAGGGTGATTACAACGACCACAAGAACGACCCATTAGAAGGAGAACTGATACCTTCCTTGCAGAAATTAGACCTACCAGTCGATTACGAGTTCCAACGCAACGCAAGCGGACGCTTCTTGAACACCAAGGACAACGTCAATGGCGTTTTGAAAACGCACAATGTTGAAGTGCGTTACAACGTCATCAAGAAACGCATGGAAATAGACATACCGAACACCAAGTTCATCGCTGACATGAAGGAGGAGGCATCTCTGATAGAGGTGGAGGACCGTGCCATCAACATGGGCATACCACACACCAGAGTCAGAGATTACCTGAAGATACTGGCAGAAGAATACAACCCGGTGGTGGAGTGGATAGACAGCGAGCCTTGGGATGGCGAAAGCCGACTGCAAACCTTTCTGGACAGCCTAATGACACACGAGAGCAACCAACTAAAAGAAATGCTGATGAAGAAGTGGTTGGTCAGTTGTGTCGCTGCTGCTTACGAAGAACAAGGAGTGGAACTCGAAGGCATCTTGGTACTGCAAGGTGCACAAGGACTGGGCAAGACGCTGTGGTTTAAGCGACTGTGCGATTACGACAGGGGTTGGCTACTGGAAGGTGCCACGCTGAACCCTAGTGATAAGGACAGCGTGAAGCGAGCCGTTAGTCACTGGATCGTGGAGTTGGGCGAAATTGAGAGTACTTTTAAGAAGAGTGACATCGACCAGCTTAAAGCATTTGTCACGGCAAAGACGGACGAGTTAAGATTGCCGTATGACCGAGCGTTTACCACCTACCAGAGACGTACTGCCTTTTACGCCAGTGTTAACGCCAGAGAATTCTTGACGGACACGTCTGGTAATCGAAGATTTTGGGTTCTGGCGGTAAAAGACATCAACGTCAATCATGGGGTCAAGATGCAACAGTTGTGGGCTGAAGTTAAGGAGACTTTGTATGTGAAAGGGCAAAAGAACTGGTTTCTAAGCCCTGATGAGCGAGCCATGTTGCACGAATCGAATGAGATATACCGTACACAGTCTAGCGTTGAAGATTTGCTCCTGGAACACGTTGATTTCGACAGTGATTTCACCAAACCAGTACAGATGACCAAGTTGTTGCGTGATCTGGGCATTAAAGCCCCAAGGATGCCTGACTTCAAAGAAGCCAATCGTGTCTTGCACGAAAGAGGCATCGAAGCACGCAGAACCAACGGTAAGAAGGTCTACGACATCAGCTACACCGCTGTGGAAGAGTCGGGTGGGTTTAACAGCAACTTTGGGAGCGACTGATGATTAAAGAGTTGCTTACTGTGTGGTTTTACATATCCATAGCAGCCATAGGCTTGTTCACACTCGCAGTCCTCATGCCGTTCCTCATTGCTCATCGATTGGTCAGGCATTTACAAGAAAAGAGGTTGTATGACGAATAAGAAGGCAGTGCAGACGCTTTACGTTCACGCTGGGTTGGTCGTTAGACCTCAGACTGACGAGTCCTTAGCGGAGTTGAAAGCGGTGTTGAATAAGCATGGCATCAGGGCGAGTTTGAGGGTCAGCTATGACAATAGATAGATCGGCAGCCAGAGAGGCTGTAAGCGATGTAGCCATCGGCTTCTTCATGGCCTTTCCGATAGCAATCCTCGTGTTGTCTACCACGACCTGGATGGAACTCAGCGTGCCAGTCACGGCAGTAGTGCAAACTTTGGTGTTCACTTTGGTAGGGTTGG